TTAACCAGTCATTTTATTGCTAGAAACTTTAATGATACTGAATATATGTTTGACGCTATGTCAAACGGTCCATTCAGAGCATATTATAATGGTGATCTTAGATTCTCTACCACTGATACTGGTGCTCAGGTTAATACCACTTCCAACGGCAATCTTGTAATCACTGATGGTGGAAGTGGCGGTGGTCTCGTTGTAAATGGTGATGCTAGGATTGAGGATAATCTCAGCGTAAGTGAGCAAGCCGACTTTGCTGGTGCCACGGTTATAATTAGCAGCAATACTGTTACTGCAAATAGATTTGCTGGAACTGCTGACGTAGCAGCTGAAGCACCAGTTTATGGAACTGAAGGTCAAGGTTTGAATAGTCATAACTTTGCCTTGATGATGAGTCCTTCTTTCCTCACATCTGGAGTCGTACAGAAGTTACACCGTGATCAGAACATTAAGTTCAACACTGGTAGCAATGAACTTAGATGTGACGGTGATATTATTGCTTTTGCATCTGACGATCGCCTGAAGACTAATAAAGTTGGAATTTCTAACGCACTTGATAAAGTCAATTCTTTAAGTGGATTTACATATAATTGGAATGAGATTGCAAGTGAGTATGGAAATCAGTTTAAAGGTGATAAGAGACACGCTGGTGTTTCTGCACAAGAAGTTCAAGAAGTTCTTCCAGAAGCAGTTGAACCAGCACCATTTAATGATGAGTATCTTACCGTTAAGTATGACAAGATCGTTCCTCTGCTGATTGAAGCAATTAAAGAACTTTCGGATAAAGTCTCTGCTCTTGAAGACAAACTAAATAACTAAAAAAGATATATGGCATTACAAGGTTCTGGACAAATATCTTTTGGTCAAATTGCAGCAGAATTTGGAATGCCCTCAGGTAAAAACTTGGGGGCATATCGAGTTTCTGAAACTTATGGGGCAATGTCAAACATTCCCCTTGACCCTGGTATACCTCAAAGTGGAGAAATTAAGTTTAGTGATTTTTATAGTAAACAACTTAATGTTGTTGTAAATTATTATGATGGTGGTGAAGGACGTAGAGTTCTTGCTAGAAACAGATATAACAATGGTCCTGGAAATGGAAGAGTAAGTGTTGTTGGTGGTTTTCGAGGAAAACCATCAAATAGTGGTGGAACAAGAGTTATTATTCACGTCAACAAGAGACTTGGTTCGGAATATGATGGTTCTCGTGGAATGAAGTGTGCATTGAGAACTGGTAGTTGGGATAGTGGAACAAATTTAGATCTTTATATTGGTCCCAGTGGTGCTATTGCTGGTGCTGCTGGTGCTGGTGGAAAAGGTGGAAATAGAAGTAGTGGACCACAAAATGGAAAACGAGGTTCTTCTGGTTTAGGTGTTTCATATCCTCTTGATATTACAAACTATGGTTTCATCGCTGGCGGCGGCGGTGGTGGTAGCGGTGGAGCAGGAGAAAGAAAAGATGTTCATCAAAGGTCTCGTGAATATAGAAGATGTGGATGGTGGTGTGAATCTAGAGGTAGAAATAGAGATAAAAGGAGAAGAAGAGTAGGCGGCGGCGGAGGCGGCGGCGGTCAAGGACTTCCAGGTGCTGGCGGCGGTAGCGGCGGAGGTGACGGTGCTAGCAGAGGCAATCGGGGCGATTTCAATGGTCCTGGTGGTGGTGGCGGCGGAGGTAGTAACAACAGAGGTGGTCGTGGACGCAGTGGCGGACGTGGCGGATCCTGGGGTCAAGACGGTAAGGGCACTGATGCTGGCGGCGGGCATAAGGGTAGATCCATTGTTATTGAAGGTGGTGGAAGTGTAAATTATATCGTTCAAGGAACGATATATGGTCCAACAGTCAACCATCCAGTATTTTGATAAATAGATAAAAATCACCATATACGATGGCGAATATAAGAAAGCAGTTCAACTTTCGCAATGGCGTTCAAGTTGATGATGACAATCTGGTTGTAAATCCTCTCGGACTGGTTGGAATTGGAACCACGGTTCCAACAGAACTTTTGCACGTTAGTGGAGGAAACGCAAGAGTTTCTGGATTTTTAACTGCATCTCAACTCAGAGGTCAGACATTAACTGTCTTTGATACTGCAACCGTTGAAAATATAAACTTAGGGAGCACTTTAATTGGTGCTGGAGTTAGTATTAGTTCTGGATTTATAACTGCAACGGATTCTACAGGAATTGTTACTTATTATGGTGATGCCAGATTCCTTTCTGGGATGCCAACATCGCAGTGGTTAGACAAAGATGTTGGTTTAGGATTTACCAGCATTTATAACAGAGGATATGTTGGTGTTGCTACTGATGACCCCAGACATACACTTCAAATTGGTGGAACTACAGACCCACTTAACTTTGAACATGGTGTTGGTATCACTTCAGAAGGAAATATCTATGCAACAGGTATTGTAACTGCCCATAGTTACGTTGGCATGGGTTCTGAACTGACATTACTTGATGGTGCAAACATTGGATTAGGAACTATTTCTAATGATAGACTTCCTGTTCTTGAGAATGATAGGATACCAAGTAATCTTAATATATCCGGTATTGTCACTGCTGGCACGTTCAGCGGACCTTTAACTGGAGATGTAACTGGCAATGTTACTGGTATTGCGACTGGTGCAGAAGGATTGGTTGGAACTCCAGATATTATTGTCGGTGTTCTGACAGCATCAGCAGTTGCTGCCTCTAGTTTCATTGGTGGAATCACTGGAGATGTTACTGGCACAGCAACAACAGCAAGAAGTTTAACAGCAACAGCAGATGTTGATATTGCTGATCTTACTGTTGGTGTTGCAACTGTTTCTACTTTATTAAGTTCAACTCGTATTGGTGTTGGAACAGACTCTGGATTAACAAGTGATCTTACGATCGTAAGTGGTGGACAAGCTACACTTCAATTAAGAAGTGGAATCGGAACTTCTGATACTATTCCTTCTATTGTTTCTTTAGGTTCGACCACTTCATTGGTAGAAGATAGTGGATCACTTAGATATAATAATTCTAGTTTATCATATCCATATAGTGCTTATCAAGCATTAGATCTTGTCAACTTTGGAAATGGTAATCTAAATTTCTACCTCCAAGCGGGAACTGCTGGTGTTGGAACTGGTGATTTCCGTTGGCACCATACAGGATCAAATAATCTTATGACCCTCACTTATGAGGGCAATCTTGGAATTGGTAAAACTGATCCATCTGCAAGATTGGAAGTTGCTGGACTTACAAGCACAACAGATGTATTTGTAACTGATAATGTTCAAATTGGTGGAAATATTTCCATAAGTGGTGATCTCTCTATACCTGGAACTGGTTCTTCAATCACTGCAAATACAATTTATGTTGGTTTAGGTACCGCAGGACTTTTGAACGCTGATGGTGAAGAAATCGTTCAAACAATAGCAAATTCAATCAACGAACTCAATATAACAGGAGTTTCTACTGTTGGAGATTTGTTTGTAGATGGTAAAGCTACCATTGATAGTGATGAAGCAACTGGTGGTGGTCTTTCCATCAATCCAGTCACATATGATGGACCACAATTTGCATCACTACAAGTAGGTTATCCTCTTGATTACAATACTCAAGAACCATTAGGAATTGGTACTACTGCGGTAGTTGATAATGCTAGTGTAGCTGACATAACCTTAATAGATGGTGGTTCAGTTGGTATTGGAACTACTGCATTAAACGATGAGAACGCTCTAACAGTTTTTGGAAATTGTATTCTTGAACGAGTTTCAATAGGTGTTGGAATCGTTACAATGCAAACTGGTGCCTTAAATGTAACGGGACCAATAAGAGTTGAGGAAGGCAATCTATCTGTTTCAGATTCTGGAACACCTAGTGCAGATATTAGGACGGTCGGAATTGTAACAGCACAAAGAGGATTTATGACTGGTGCTGGTACGACAGGTGTTCACATTGATGTTAATGGAAGTATAATCACTTTCAGTGTTCCTGGTGTTGGTACTACCACTTTAACCCTCTTCTAATCTTATCATATTAAGTAGGGCTTGACAAGATCATAAATTATGAATAGAATATGTTTGTTGCTTTTGAAGAATGAGCTTTAAGGATGTTGGCGGTCCTATAAATTTTTTATCTAAAGAATCTTCTAATCAAGTTCCTATTGTAAGAAGAGATGACTTTACTCGTAAAGTATTTCCGATTACTTATTTTCATTTGTCAATGAATGACAATGATGTTTTGAAAGAACTTCTTGTTGATAAAATTGTAAAGGACTCTGAGAATTTACCTATTCCAGAAGGATGGACAACTAACTGTCTTAGAACATCTTTTGATGGTGAACCAAGAGGAAAAGAAATTTTCTTTGGGGAAGATGAAACCTATCAAAAGGTATTAGAGAAAAGATATGGTGCTTGTATCAATGCTATTTTTGATGCACCGTATAAAGTTGATATTGATGAAATATGGTATAATGTCTATATGAATGGTGAGTGGCAGGAAGACCATGACCATATTGGTGGTCCTTATGGATCACATTATTCCTGTATTCATTTTTTATCTTTCAATCCAGAGATTCATGAACAACTTGAGTTTAGAGATCCTCTACATCAAGTTCGCAATTTGAGTGTTGAGTTAGATAGAAATCGATATTCACATATTTGGAAACCAAATGTAAAAGAAGGAGACTTCCTTATGTTTCCGTCTTATCTGTCTCATTGTGTTAAACCAGGAAAACCAACACCAGACTATCCAAGAATCACAATAGCATTTAATTTTAGAGTTTTAGAGTATCAAGGAGAAATGTGGAATGATTGATGTTATAGATGATTTTTTAACACCAGAAGAACTTGATTTTGTAGTTGAGTATTGTGTTGATGCTCCTTACTATTATGGTGAGGCAGACAATTCTGATACACCAGTTACAGGTTTGGTGCATAATGTCTGGTTTGATGGTATGAGTGAGGATGATCTCACTAGTGAGAGAACTCCAAAACATTCTGTTGATGACTCAACCATTGACACTAAAAAGTTTTATACTTTATTTGCTGATAAAATTGCAGAAAAGTTTCCTGAATGTAATAAGGAGAGTATTGTAAGACTGTATGTCAACTGTTTTGCACCAAGTGAGAATCCTTATTTTCATATTGATGAAGATGAAAGCATAGACGCAAAAACATTTTTGTTCTACACAACACCAGGATGGGATGTTGATAGTGGTGGAGAAACACAATTTGTTGTTGATGGTTCTTTCTATGGTATTCCACCAATTCAGAATCGTTTAGTTTCTTTCCCTGCTAGTATCCTACATAGAGCAACAACATTTAGAGATGGATACCGTTTCACTGTTGCTATCAAATACAACTTTACTGAAAAAGAATGACGGAAAAGATTGCTATTATTGGTGCAGGTAACGCGGGTTGTGTTTCTGCACTTAATCTTCATTATCTTAGGGAAACAGAGGATTGCAATAGATATGAAATTGACATCTATTATGACCCCAATGTACCCATTGAAAGAGTTGGTCAGGGAACTCAACTGAATGTTTGTGAGACTATTTTTGATGTTCTTAATATAGATTGGGTTCAAAACAATCAGATTAAGGCGACAATGAAGCAGGGGATTAGATATAAAAATTGGGGAAAGAAGAACGATAATTTCTTCCATTCTTTCAGTAGTGGATCTGTTGCAACACATTACATTCCAAAACTTTTTTCTGAGTCTGTATTAAATTCTGGTTTGTTTAATGTTTTTGAAAGATCTATTACAGACCCAGAGCAAGAAATTGATTCAACCTATGTTATTGACTGTAGGGGACGACCAGATGAGTTGGATGATTCATATGATCGCTTAACAAATCCATTAAATTCTGTAATCCTTGCTAAAAAAGATGGTGCAGATGCAAGTTTGTTGTGGACAGATCATATTGCAACACCAAATGGTTGGACATTTGTGATTCCAAATCACGATAGCGTCTCCTATGGTTACATGTATAATGATACAATCACAACTAAGGAGGATGCTGAAAAAGATTTCATTGAAAGATTTGATGTAACTCCAGATGGTTATCTTTCTTTTGATAACTATGTTTCTAAGGATGTATGGAAAGGTGAAAGAACTATTTTAAATGGAAATCTATACTCATTCATCGAACCAATGGAAGCAGCTTCTTCTGAGATTCATCACAATATATCTGAGTCTCTTTTTGATGTACTGATTGGTGAGAAAACTAGAGAACAAGTTAATGAAAGTTTGAATAATGAAATGCGTGAAGTTCAGGATTTCATTTTGTGGCATTATAAAAATGGATCAAAGTATGATACTCCTTTCTGGAATCATGCACAATCTCTGCCATATTTTAATGAAAGTAAAATAACAGACTATATTGATAGATGTATTGAAGCTCCATCTATTATCAGTCCAGGACTTCGAGATGAATTTCAGTATGCTTACTGGGAACCTAGAAGTTATAAAATTTGGAATGATAATGTTGGTGGTGTATGAAAACTGAAGTATTTCCTGTAACTGTATTCAAGTCTAAAGTTGTTAATAACGAGACTTTAAAAGAAACTCTAGTTCCAAACATTCTAGATTCTCTAGATGAACTAGAAACCCCAGAAGAGTGGTCAACAAACAAGATTCTGACATCTTTTGATCAAGAACTAGATTTTATTGAAGACAATCGAGAAATTTTATTGAACAACTATCATCATACTATTGATGAGTTCTTCGATAAAGAATATGGATTAAACTTCACTGACCTCTGGTATAATGTATATCAAAATGGTGAGTATCAAGAGATTCATGATCATCTATACTCAAAGTTGAATCATTCACACTTCTCATTCATACATTTTCTATCGTATGATAAAGAACAGCATCAACCCCCTGAGTTTGCTGACCCATTAAGAGCGATGAGATACCTGAGTCTTGAGATGGATTCAAATAATTGTGGAGAAATATATGTTCCACAAGTAGAGGAAGGGGACTTGTTGATGTTCCCATCATATCTACAGCATTGTGTACCACCTGGCAAACCAACTGAGAAACCACGAATAACAATATCATTCAATGCCATCGTAACACAATACGATGACGAGCGGAGAATTTACTGAATGGGGTCGCATGACCCCTTTTTTCATGCTATACTGTCTTCAGTTCAAACTAAACCAGTGACCATCACCCTTCGCCCACACCAGCAGACTGCGGTTGACGCAATGCTGGAGCATGACAAAGGACAGGTCATCATCCCTACTGGTGGCGGTAAAACCATCTGCATGATTCAGGACTACCTAGACCATGAGTATCTTGGTTGTAGAACCACAGTGGTTGTTGCTCCCCGTATCCTTCTGGCGGAACAACTCTGTAAAGAGTTTCTGGAGTTGCTTCCTAAGGATTACATGGTCGCTGTCTACCATGTTCACAGTGGTGAAACTGAGCACTTTAGCAGCACCAAACCTGCACGGATCTACAACTGGCACAAGCAAGCATATAGTAATCAACTGATTTTTACCACCTATCACTCTCTCCATCGTATTCGGGAGAGTGGTATTCATGTTGACACCATTTATTTTGATGAAGCGCACAATTCTGTCCAGCGTAATTTCTTCCCTGCCACTGAACATTTTTCTAATAACGCTGACCGCTGCTATTTTTTCACTGCTACTCCTAAACACTCTGCTACCATCTTCAAACCTGGGATGAATGATGCAGAGGTGTATGGCAAGGTCATTTGTAATGTTCCAGCACCTAAGTTGGTTGAAGAGGGTTTCATTCTCCCTCCTAAAGTTGTTGTGAAGCAACTGCCTCAGGGAGACTA